GCCACCATTGGTAATCGCCGCAGGAATTATGGCTGCTGCTACAGTTGGTGAGGGAATCTACGAGGCGGTGAGCAAGCCTTCCGCGCCCGTGGCTCCCACTCAGGCGCAAACCAACGAGCAGACGGCTCAGGCGGCTCAGGCATCGGCTTTGGCACAGGCTCAGGCATTGACACAGCGCCGGGGCATGGCAAGCACGATGCTGCAAAGTCCCATGACCAGCGGTAATGCTACAGTAGGGAAAGCGACTCTAGGGGGTTGAAATGGTTCTGGTATTCAAGAACGGCGAAGAGGAAATAGCGAGACACGAATCTCCGTACATCCCCAAAAAGGATGATGAGATCAAACTTGGCAAGCGCCATTTCATTGTCAGAAAGCTCGTGTACGAGTTTTACGGGTCAAATAACGCTCATCTGGCAGAAGTGTTCATGGATGAAATGGAGTCGTAGATGGCTTCTGTCGGTCTAGCCACGCCGTATATGGACTCCGGGGGATATGCACCCTCCCGGCTGAATGATCGTTCCGCCGACAATAGGGCGAAAGATGCCCAAAAATACTTACAAGTCCTTGCACAAGAAAGACTTCCGTGGGAGTGGATGATCGATCAACTTATTGCCTACGTGAATCATGGGCGTAGGTCTATACAAGATAAAGACTTATGGCCAGGACAACCTACCGGCCAAGAGATTTACGATGATTCCGCCATGCTGGCGTGCAGCAAGTTGGTTGATGGGATGGTAGGGTATCTCTGCCCTCGCAATCAGCGATGGTTTGCGCTGCAACTTCCCGGCGTACTGAATTTTCCACGAACTTCCCGGATGCGAAGCTGGACCGGAAAAAGCGTTGACTCCTATCCGGAGGTTCAGAAATGGATGCAGAATTCCCAAGACGTAATGGAATCAGCGTTTAACCGTTCTAATTTCTACGACATTAACACCGAGTTCATCCGTGATGATGCGTCAACCGGAACGGCTCATCTGATAATCGAGGAAGACGTGGCGGCGGCTAGGACCGTTTTCACTGTTCCTCATTTTCGGGAGTGCTATATAGCTGAAAACCGATTTGGGCAGGTCGATACAAATTATCGTGTCTACAAAATGACGCTCCGGCAGTTCGTTCAACAGTTCGGCATGGAAGCGATGAAGAGGGCGGACGATAACTTTGAGAAGGATTACGAGAGCAATATGCACTCGGAGCGCGAAGTTCTCCACGCGGTCTACCCCCGAAAAGATTACATGCCTGGGCGCATCGATGCGAAAGGGAAGAAATGGGCATCCGACTGGGTTTATCGAAAAGGCGGAAAGATACTCGAAGCATCAGAGGGCGGAGACATGGGAATCTCGATGCTACACGAGGGCGGCTACGACTCCATGCCCATTATAACGACGAGGTGGAGAAAGAATTCGGACGAACTCTACGGGCGGGGACCGGCGCACGACGCCTGGGTCGCCATTGCGTTAGCGAACCAGATGGGGAGAACCAACCTGATTACGGCCCAGAAGGCGGCTGAACCGCCCCTGGCTGCGTATGAGGATCAGCGCGGGAAGGTTCAGCGGGGGCCAAACGGAATAACATTTATCTCTCCGAATCGTGGTTCTATTCGGGACATCATGCCTCAGCCTCTTACGACTGGAGTCCAGAATCTTCCGTTCAACATCGAGTATCAGGGCAGGGTTGTACAGATCATTAATGAACATTTTCATTCCGACATCTTCACAATGCTGAGTCAAATCGGGCAAGAGAAGGGGATGGGAAGGCCGGTAACAGAGCAAATCTCTGAGATGCAGAGCGAGAAAGCGGCAGTTCTGGGAACCCGCATCGGCAACCTGCAATCGGAGGCTTTCAATCCCATAATTGCGCGGATGTTCGATATTGAGGCTCGCGCAGGACGCATTCCCGAACCGCCGCAAATTCTGTCTGAATCTATGCACGAAGGTATTAAGATTCAATACCTTGGGATGCTGGCGCAAGCTCAGAAACACGTTAGCGAAGTGCGTTCGATTCAGTCTGGTCTAGCTCTTGTTCAACAGGTTGCGCAGATCGACCCGCTAGTGCCTCACTATATCGACAGCGTAGACATACTCCGTCATGCGTGGGATGCGGTAAGTGCGCCAGCAACAGGGATTCTGAGTGACAAGGCCATTGCTCAAATTCGCCAGATGGCGGAAAAAGAGCGCGAGAAACAGCAGCAGATCGACAACGCGCCCAAGATTGCGAAGGCGGCGGCGCTGGCTGGCAAAGCGGCGGAACCGGACAGCCCTATGAGGACGATGATGGGCGGCGGTAAGGAGCCGGGAGAATGATCGACTACACTCCGCAAAAAGACGCCAGACAGATTGCCACAAAGGAAATGCGGCAGAATTATCGAAACGTGTTTGGTTCGGCTGAGGGGCATAAAGTTCTTGGGGATATACTCTCCTTGTGCCATTACGGGGTTCCATTAACCAACGACGTGGAGCGGATTGAGTACAATGTTGGTCTTGAGATTGCGCAGATGTGCGGGTCAGAAGAGGCGGCAGAGGCGTATGATTCATTTATGAAAGAACGCTATGCCGAAAAGGTTTAGTGATATGATGAGCGAAGTGGATTCCCTATTGGGAATTGTGGAGAGTTGAGATGGCAAATCCAAGTCCAACGTATAGCGGTGTGAACTTGCCGGGAGCGGATGCTCTGCGAATTCCTACGGAGCGATGCGGGTTTGTCGCCAAGCCCACGCAAACACAACCGGCAGTAGACACATTCGGCGAACTCGACCTCGGCGGGATGGGCGCAAGCACCATCACGCTCAATGCGCAACAGGCTGGGGCATCTCTTATCACCCTGACTCCAACTGGGAATGTGATTCTTGTGTTCCCCACGTGCCAGCCTGGGGCCTCGGTGTTCGTCCAAAACCTGGGCGGGGCCTCCGTAACCGTCACTTGCGAAGTGAATGGCAACACGACCAACACCGCTGTTGTCACCTACGGCAAGATGGGAACGGTAGTGCATACGGGGACCAACGGCGGAATGTATTTGGCAGGTTTGACGTAAAGAGTTTGGTTTTTCACAATTCGGGTCCGTTGAGAGTCCGGCGGGATTCAAAGCGGCGCAAGCAAGACCATGACGGCTATATGGAGCCATATCTCCTGTAGCCGTCATTTTTTTGGCCCGTACTTTTTTGAAGGAGTAGTAAATGCCAGAAGCAGCAGTTGTCGAACAACCGGTAACGGAAAACTCGACGGGCAACCAGCCGCAGGAAAGTCTGGGATGGCGGTCGGCGATATCTCCCGATCTTCAAAAGAATGAGGTTTTGACACCGTACAAGAATGTGAACGATCTCGCGAAAGTGCACATCGAGACGGTGAAAAAGGCCAAAGACTTAGAGGAAAGAGTAGGTAACTCGATCCCCAAACTGGGCGAGAATGCGACGCAGGAAGAGCGCGATAAGTTCTATACCTCACTCGGACGGCCCGAAAAGCCGGAAGGTTATGAGCTAGACCCCGATAAGAAGAATGCGCCTGAGTGGAACAAGTATTGGGAGGACACCCTGTTTTCCGAAGGTATTCCCAAGAAAACCGCTCAAGCTCTTCAATCGAAGTTGAATGCTCAGTTGACCTCAATGGTGGAAGCGCACAACGCCAAGATTCTCGCAGAGAACACCAAGGCGGCTGAAACCCTGAAAACCGAGTTGGGCGACAAATATGATGCGAGTGTAGTGCTCGTGTCGCGGCTATGGAAGGAATGGGGAAAAACAGAAGTCGAATTCGATAAGGCGTTTGCAACTGAAAGCAGCGCCAACCGAACTACGATGATGCGCTTCCTGTTGAACGTGGCCGCAAAAACCGGAGAGGATTCATCTTTGCGCGGGACTGGGCAGAGGGCGGAAGCGCCTAAACCCGGATACGATTTGAGTAAATTCAATCTTCCGCCAGCAAGGGTGTAGGTCTCTCTAAGGGGAGATTATCGCCATGGCAGACCAGTCTCAACTCGGTTACACGACGCTTACGGACGTAATTAACAGCTACTCGTCCTCAGATGCTCGTGCGCAGTTTGTCCAACCCTCCAAGGTGCTTGCTCGCGCTTGCCCCTTGCTTGAGTTCTTGCCTTTCGTTCCGGCAAACAACATGCTTTTCAACGTCGCACGGCGCACCGATTACTTGGACGTTCCTTCAACGCGCCGGTTCAACGAAGCCGCGAATGTCACTTCGTCCAAGAACACCAACATCACCGACGATATTGCTATGTGGGAAAACTGGAGTGTTGAGGATTCGGCGTTTGCCGATATTCAACCTGATCCCACGGCGTATATGTCCGATCAAATCAGCAACAAGATTGAGGGCTTCAAGCAGAAAATCGAAGTCACGTTGTTTTACGGGAATCCGGCTACCGATGTTGGCGGAATCAGGGGGCTGGCAACGCGAATCAATAACCTTGAATCGGTGCCCAACGGAGATGGAAGCTGGCCTGCGAATGCTTACAACGGCGGACTGACCTCCGGCAACGCCACCAGCATCTGGGTTCTTGAACTCGGAAGAGACAAGGTGCAGGCAATCTATCCCGCTGGAACTCCTGCGGGTCTGGAAATCAACACTATTGGAAAAATTCCGTGGACTATGGCTACCGGGCTGAGTGGCGTTCTCGGACAATCCAAGGCGCTGATGGCGTATGTAACCCAGTGCAAATGGAGCTTGGGGATTCAGATTGTTGACGAACGCTGCGCCCAGCGCATTGCCAACGTCAACCCTGTTCCTCTCCAAGTTGGCGGGTTCGATGAGAACCTGCTCGTCCAAGCACTCGGCAATTTGCCTTCCGCTGGTAACGCTCCCGGCACGGTGATTCTGTGCAGTCGCGCCGTTCTGAACGAGATGAACATTCGCGCAATGTCGCAGAAAACCAACGGCTACTACACGCAAAACCAGGAAACCGGCGACATCTGGGGATCGCGGCGTATTACGCGCTTCCAGGGAATTCAGGTTGTTATGGCCGAAAAGATTTCTAACTCGGAAACCATCATCACCTAGCCTATGTCGCTAGAGGGAGATCATCATGCTTTCAGACGCAATGCAGTATTTCCACGGAACTGGAACGTCGGCTTTCGGGCCGATTACCACCACGGCCAAGACGGGGTTTACTGGCTCTATCGCCACCACTGGAGTCTTGACTATCACCGCAGGTCCAGCCGGGGGCGAACTTCTGGTAGGGGACTCTCTTACGGGAGCTAACATCTCTACCACGCTTGGTCCTACCATCGTGACGGGCATTACCGCAATCACCGCCGCGAACGGCGTTGGCACCTACACTGTCAGCTACCCGCAACTGTCAACCAGCGCAACCATCAATGCTACCCCGGCGCTCTTGGGCGATCTTCTGGTCGTTGGGGCAACCTCACAGCAGAGCAACCAGGAGATTGACTTTGGCGCGCCGAACCCTGGCACGTCCAACCCGTTTATCTCCGCATTCCCGTCTTTGACCGAGAAGGGATACGCCTATCCGCCCGAAATTGTGGGCGACGGTGGAATCCCGTTCGGCGTTCACATCGTTGTTTCCGGGCCGGTTTACGGGAACTCACTCACCAGCATCGCGTTCAATGTCGAAACCGGGGCAGCGACAGGGGCTACAACGATTATCGCAACCAGGTCTTTGACCATCGCGCAACTGCAAGTTGCCGGAGCGCACTACTGGATTCCGGTTCCGGGGAACTCTGTTCTTGAGTTCCTTCGCTGGAACGCGGTCAACACGCCGGCCAACAACGGCTATGTCGGTTCCATCTATTCGTGGTGGGGACCGAAAGCAGGACAGGAGCAGTAGATGAAAGTTGTAGCGAAGTGCCTTGCGTTTGCTTGGGATAGTCTTGCCAAAAAAGCGTACAATCCCGACGCTGGGCCGTTGCCTGACGGCCTCTATGAGATCGACACGGATAGCCAACTGGCTACCTTGAAGACACTTAGAGGCGACTGGATTTTCCAGTATCCCGGCCATGAGGGGCGTCCAAAGCCGGGAGACAAGCCTGTAGCGGCTGTGGCAACGGCAACCATCAAGGAAGTTGTCGAGGCCAAGGCAGAGGCGGTCAAGGTTGATAAGCGCAAGGTGCCAATAACTGCCGAGCGCAAGGCTCAACTCGCGGCAGCACTCGTAAAGGGCCGCGCCGCGAAGAAGGCGCGAATAGCAGAATTGGCGGCTGCTTAGAACGGTCAACCATTCACAGAGGGGCGCGGCTTCGATGCCTCGTCCCTCTTTTTCTTTAGGGAGCCTCGATGAACTACTCGCCTGTGTCCATTGCCAATATAAGTTTGCAGCGCATTGGCGCTAGAGGGACCATCGGATCGTTCACAGAAAACAGCCCTAATGCCATAAAGGTAAATGTGTGCTGGGATGCTGTCCTGCAGGAGGTGCTTTCGGAACGAGAATGGAAATTCGCCAAGACTCGCGTCGCCTTGCAGCAGAACGCGCAAGCTCCAGCGGGCGGGTATAAGTACGCCTATTCTCTGCCGTCAGATTATCTGAGGCTGGTTAGGCCAAGGGAGATACCAGAAGAGCGCCGCATTGCCGATGGAGCCGAGTGGGGTTGGGGCGGTGATGGGTATGGGTGGTTTCGCCACCGCGATATTCCTGTACACCCGCATGAGGTGGTGCCGTATGTCATTGAAGCGGTTCTGAGCGCAGACGGGGTTTCGTACACCAACAATCTCCTGACGCACTATCCGGGGTGCGATACTTACACGAACGTCTGCCCCATCGTCATCAACTACATCCGGCTCATCACAGACTTTACGCAGTTGCTTCCCGGCTTCGTGAACTGCCTTGCGTATCGGCTTGCTGGAGAACTGGCGCTGGCAATCACAGAGGATGAGAGCAAAGCCAAGAGCATGATGCAGATGTACTTCACCACGCTCAACTCAGCGGCGGCCCAGCAGGAGTGTGACTACCTTCAGGATGAGGCCGGTTCGCAGTCATGGGTGCAAGCGGGGCGCTGTTTCGGGAGGCGCTACTGATGCCGAACGTCCTCATAAATTCTTTCAACACGGGCGAGATCAGCGGTTTATGTGAAAGCCGCTCGGACTTGGCTAAATTTTCCTCCGCTTGTCGTACTTTGGAGAACGCGGTTCCTCTGGTTGAGGGCGGCGCGAAGAAGATGCCGGGGACGTACTTCGCCGGGACGACGGCCAACGGCGGAGCAATGTTCACCGCACTTATGGTTGGCACCTATATGAGTGTCGGTGATGTAAATTACGGCGTTCTCCAGGTTGGACAGACGATTGTTGGGCCTGGGGTAGCGCCAAATACTACCATTACCGCTTTCGGCACAGGAACAGGAGGCAGCGGAGATTACACAATCTCTCCAACTCAGACAGTTGGCATTGAGATTATGCAGACTGCCAGCGACGGCAAGAGCCGCCTTGTGCCTTTTCAGTTCTCGACCGACCAAGGGGCGATTCTCGAATTCTCTGCCGGGATCGTGCGTATATGGGAAGGTGCGACTGAGGGGAGTTGGTCGTTGGGGTTGGCAGAGCAATTATCTACCACGATCAACTATAATCCCGCGACAGCGTATGTGAACGGAAACATAGTGCTGATCGGGCCTACCTTTTTCTTCTATCAATTCGAACTCCCAGGGTATCTTAGTATTGCCGCTCCCTATGGAGCATCCAACATCAACACCGTAGCCGTTACCTTATCGGTGAATACTTCCGATGCGCTCAGTGTGACCGTAATCAGCACTTCCCCGAATCAGGGCATCAATATCGCTCTGGCAAATACGACTCCCGCCAAGAACGCCGCGAGTTTGATTCAGGCAGCGATTCAGGCGCTTGTGTCTTTGAATTCCCCGTCTAACAATTATGTAAGTCTTGCCGCATGGACGGTGACACCTGACTCGGCTTATTACGCATCTCCTTGGGTAACTATCGCGGTTGGGTTCCATCATCTGATTTCTCTTTTCAATAACAACAGCGTAGAGGGCGAGTGTCTTACCGCGAATCAATACGATAATTACCCATTAGTTCCCGGCACTCCAGGCTTCCCTACGCCATACTGGAACACCCCTTATTGGAATGGTCCGTACAGACCGGCTCCTCAACCGCCGATTGAGGTTGTCACTCCTTACCTCGAAGCCGACCTGTTCGCGCTCGATTGCAGCACGCAGAGCGCAGACGTGTTGTGGGTATTCCATCCCAACTATCCGCCGGGAATGATTCAGCGGCTCTCGGCAAATTCATGGCAGTACAGCCTATCGCTCCCCGGCCAGCAACCGGGGGAACCGGCGTATCGAGGAACGCTGGGCGTTGTGAAGACGGGATTCTCCGCGCTTGGTCAGAACATCACTTTGATTTCGCAGGCGAATCCTTGCGTAATTGTGCTGGCTTCAAATCCAGCCTCGCAACCATTTCAGGACGGAAGCAGAATTTATATCAACGAGTGTTCTGGTTTGGTAAGTTTGAATCAGGGAGAATTTCTTGTCTCAGGAATGACTTATGGATCAGTGACCGTTTCCGTAACAGACTCTTCGGGAACTACTACAACCGTGACCGGGATTGGATGGAGTTTTACCCCTCAAGACCCCACCACCGGAGCAAATATTGACTCCTCCAGCTATCAGCAGTACACCGGCGGAGGGTATGCTGCGCAGGTGGTGGCAATGTTCGCCGCGACTGGCGACTATCCCGCTTGCGGCGCTTTGTATCAGGAACGGCTCTGCGTTGGAGGAAGCGATAACAACCCGACGCAGATGAACGGTTCTGTTCAGGACGACTACCCTGATTTCATCTGCGATCCGAATGCGGACGATTACGCCGTCCAGTATACCCTCGTCTCGAATCAGGTGAACCAGCTTCTCAATATGGTTGGAACGCCCAACGCTCTCGTTATCGGCACATCGGGCGGCGTGTGGATTGTGGCCGGGTCCAGTAGTTCGGCACTGAGTCAAACCGATGTAACCGCGTCTCAGCAAAGCTCTGGAGGCGTAAGCGCGTTGCAGCCGCAAGTGGTGAACGGCTCGGCCATTTTCGTTAGCCGGTCGGCGCGGATTGTCACGTTTCTGGCCTACAACTTCGTAACGAACGAGTGGGACAATACCGATCTGACTCGGCTCAACCGCAACATCACCATCGGCACCTCGGCGGCAATGTCAGGAATCGCGCAGACGGCGTTTCAGATGGAGCCGTACCCGATTTACTGGGCCGTGCGGAACGATGGCCAGTTGATTGGACTCGTCTTCAACACGCAGGATCAGGTGTACGCATGGTTCCGGGTCAACATGGGAGCCGGATTGATTGAGTCCGTAGCCGTTATCTCTGGGCAAGGTCAGGAAGATCAGATCGTGGTGGTTGTCAATCGGACGATCAACGGCGTAACGCAGCGGTATGTGGAATACTTCATGCCGCAGGAATTATTTGGCCAGTTGTCCAACGCCTTCTTTGTGAATTGCGGCCTCCAGTGGCAGGGAGTGGGTCCGTTCAATATCACTGGGATAACCAATGCGGTTCCCGCCGTCGTGACAGCGCCAGGTCACACGCTCGTGAATGGGCAGACGGTAGCCATTGCGGGCGTGCTGGGCATGACTCAGGTGAACACGAACCCCTTGCAGGCATGGACCGTGGCCAACGTGAGCGGCAATACCTTCCAGCTTCAAGGCAGCGACTCAACCGCATGGGGAGTCTACACAGGCGGCGGAACGGTTGAGCAGGTGACGAATCAGGTTACCGGGATGAGCTATCTGATGGGGCAAAACGTCACGGCGGTTGGGGATGAGGCGTTGATCTTCACCGGAATTGTGACGGAGGACGCAGTTGTTTTCGGTTCCTACGCCAACCAGATCGCCATCGGGCTTCCCTACTCATCCACGATTGAACCTATGAATCCAGTCCTCGGCGATCAGAAGAATACCTCGAAGAGCAAGAGGCAGAAATTCACTCGCGTCAACCTTTCAATGTTTGAATCGGTTGGTGGCATGGTGGGCACGGATGCAAGCCACCTCTACAACATCGACTATACGCAGGGAACTCCGAACCCGCTCCCGCCCGGAAGTCCGGCAACGCTGTTTACCGGAAACGTAATAAACGATTTAGACGCCGAATGGACGGATTCGGGTACAATCCATATTGTGCATAGCGATCCGTTTCCCTTCTGCTTGCGCAGTGTCACCCCACGGCTTTCCGTGGCCGAGGAGGGCTAGATGGACCCTAGTTCGTTGATGATGCTCTTCGCCGGAGAAAAAGGACTTAGTGGGTTATTGTCTGGCTTCGGTCAGTATGAGTCTGGCCAGGAGCAGCAAGGCGCTTACGATTACAACGCTGATATGACGCTCCAGGGAATGCAGCAGAAAATGCAGACCTCTGAGGCGAAGTATTCCAACCTCATCGGCAAACAGGCAACGGCTTATGCAAGGGCTGGGGTAGACATTGCTTCCGGCTCTCCTCTTCTAATGATGGCGCACACCGCCGCGCAGAGTGGAGTAGAGCAGGAAAGCGAATCTCAGGCCGGCACGGAAGAAGCGGCTCTGCAAAAGTATTACGGCAAGGTGGCGGCGTGGTCAGGCACAATAGGCGGAATCAGCACCGCTATTTCTGGATTGTCACAGGCTGGGATGATGGCCTCGATGAGCATGAATTCCTCTTACGGAACGGTTCCGTCGGTGCCGAACTCTATGGCTCCTACGGGATCGGGAGGCTGGTAACGTGCCTGAAATACCTCAAGCCGTAGCTCCAACACTGACTCCTCCACCGGAGATGAACCCCCGTATCGCCGGAGAACCAGGCGCGGCAATGGCGAACGCTGCGGAGCAAATGGGCGACGTGGCGCAGCAAGGGTATCAGTTTGCTGAGAAATTACGGCAGGCGCGGAATGTCGTGGATGTACAGAAAGGCGAGATAGGAATAGGCTTGCTAGAAAAGCAAGCTCAGGAAGCCTTAAAGACGGCTGGTACGGATGAACAGAAGCAAGCTATTCAGCAGGGATTTCAGGAGCAAGCTCAGGAACACATAGCGCAATACAAAGACCCCAAAGTGGGTGAAGCATTACGTCTTTACAGCGCGAGCAAAAGTGCAGACCTTCAAGGTTTAGTGCTTACAAAGAAGGCTGATGATTTAATCAAAGACGCCAAAGCGACAAATATATTGACGGGCGAAAAGAACAGTCAAGAGTATGTGCAAGCCGCCGCCAGCCACCTTGACACATCTTTGGTTGAAGGCAAGGAAGAGCTTTGGCTTGCATCGTTGGTTCACACGGCTGTCCTAACCGAAGGTGAGGCCAAGTTAGAGTATGATGATTGGCTAAGAAAAGCCAAATTGGGAACGATTAGTGCGCTGGCGAATAGCCCTAACCCTGCTGAACGGCAAGGAATTATTGCGATGCTAGGCCCGGACGGAAAAGGACCGTTGGTAGACGGCATGGACCTCGCCCAAAGGAACAACGCTTTGAAGGCGGCTAAGGATGCAGACCGCGAACAGAATAATCTTGCAAAGGCGCAGAACTTAAACGGCGTCCTCAACAAAATGCATGAAGAGTTTAAGCCATTCCCGTATACGAAGGCGGACGGTAATGGAGATTACGAGGCACGCATAAACGCTGCCGAGAACGATGATGATTTTGCTCGACGGATCGGGGCTGTAATGCCCGATGGTTCGATCAATCGGGAGATGCTGGAGAAGGAAGTAGTTCCTGAAATCAACCGCCAGAGAGCGGAGTGGGAGAAAGAACAGAGCGACAAAGACCAAGGGATCATCGCTAAGTACGTTCCTGACGTGATGAAGATGTCTGAATCTCAGGTAACTGCTCTTGGAAAAGAGGGTCTGTCTCCTCGCGGCATAAGCGCACTTGAGATGGAGCGCAAGCGGCAGATAGCAGATATTCGGTCTCGTGACTTGCAAGAGCGGGCGTTGGCTAGGCAGGAAGCGACAGAGAATAGTTACGAACTTGTGGCGCGACTCGGATCACAGCCTGGATACCTGACTAGGAACGACATTCCAGATTTGATGAAGAGTAATCCTAAAATGAAGTATTCCGACGCTCTACATGTTGTCGAGATGCGTTCCGCGCAGTCAGACCCTAATTTCCAATCCGCAATGAAGATTTTCGAGGATGCGGCGAATCAAGGTGCTATGACTCTCTCGGATGTTGGCGAGGCCAATATCGCCATGCTCAAACGAGCAAAAGAGGGGATTACGGGTACAGACCTGATGAAGTTTGCCAGTGAAACCGTTCGGCCCCATGTCGAGAAGGACATCAAGAACAGACTTGACCAGATCGTATATCCGCAACTGACACCTACTCCCACGGCAGGGCCAGTAAAAGGTCCGGGGATGTTCAGCCGGATTTTAACAACATACGTCCAAGACGCATTTCCGGAGACCATCAAGGCAAACCAAAAGGCAAACCAAGAGGCGGAATCTGCGGCACGGCAAGCTCCCGAAGTAGGATCCGTGGTTGATGGATATAAATTCAAAGGCGGTGATCCTGGCCAGATGTCGAATTGGGAGCAGGTGAAAAAATAATGCCTGGACCTTGGGAACAATACGCGAAGCCTGTTGCTTCCCCTACTTCATCTGCGCCCAGCAATGTTCCCTGGACGCAGTATCAACCTGCGGCTCCATCCCTAGACCAAGATCAGGCGCAGCGGGCTACAGACGCGCTTGTGTACTCCCATATGACCGGAGCGCCGCCCAGTTACACCTATGAAAATCGGGATGCGTTCAACGAAGATTTCTCCACTCGGCTTGAAGGCTACGCTTCGGCGGGTTGGAAGGGGCTTACGCAAGACTCCATTATTGGAGAGTATCTGAGAGGGCGAACTTCCGGACCGTTCGAAACTGACGATGAGGTGAGCAAGTTCATCGAAGGATTCGGAACAATGATTGGTGACTTGCCTGAATACCTTGTTGGCGGCGGTCTAGGTATGATTGCTGGCGGTGCGGCGGGTACGGCAGAGCTTCCGGTCGTTGGAACCATCTCAGGCGGCGTGGTGGGAGCTGGGGCGGGCGGGTTTGGCCTTACCGCTGGATTGCGTCAATGGCTTGTTGACAAGTACGCCGGGAAGCAAATTTCAGCCTTCGATGAGGTGATGGACATTGTCAAGGCAACCGGAAAGAGCGCATTGACCGGCGCGGCCTTTAGTTTCGCTGGTGAGGCGGCTCCGCTGGCTGAGGGAGCAGTGGGCAAGGTTCTTGGCGCACGGGCCTACAAGACGGCGGCGGAGCTTGCCACGATGACCACGGTTGGCAGTTTGCTTGAGGGCAAGGTTCCCACGGCACGGGATTTTGCAAGCAACGCCGCATTGCTGGCCCTGATGCACGTCACAGTTGGGAATCTTCCATTTGCGAAGAAAGCATCTTCCGATTTGCAAGCAAAAGCGATGGACCTGTACGCCAGGGACGCCGTGCATCCGGCAGATTTGGCTTCGGAAGCAGCCCGCCGTGCTGTCGGGGAGCAGCCATCTGACAACCCGATGGAGGTAATGAACAAGATTGACAATGAGCTTCGCGGTATCCCCGGCAAGACGCCGGAAGCCGAAGCGGCCGCCGCCGCCCCCGAAGGCGAGACGAGCATCAAAAACGAGGTCACAGAGGCGGAACGTGCCGGGCGCGGATTACCGGAAGTTGAAGTTGAAGCGAGACAGACTCCGGCTTTTGAGGCCGGAAAGAAAGCGGTTGATGAAGGGACTATTGACCCGCGAACTTTGGCTAAAGAGTTGGCCGACAATCCCCGACCGCACACAGACGAGGAAGCCGCGGCCTTGCTCTACGACCGCATGAAGCTCCAGAACGAACACGCAACCGCCATGAACACTATCGAAGCGGCCCGCGCATCCGGGGACGAAGCAATGGAGGCGCGGGGCAAAGCGCAACTCGCCAAGGTCGAGGATGCAACCAACACGAACGATGAGGCGGCGCGGAAGTCTGGCACAGAGACGGGCCGCGCTCTCGCTGCACGTCGCATGATGATTAAGCAAGACTACTCGCTTGCCAATGTCCTACAGAGGGCGCGTGTTGCCAGCCCCAACGGAGAGGTATCGCCAGAGCTTCGCAATACGCTTGAAACGCTGACCAAGCAACTCGACGAAGCCAATAAGCGCATCGACGATTACGAGGAATCGAAGAAGCAGCAGGCAGCGGAGCGTTCGGTAGAGAAGATAAAGAAAGGGCTATCCGAGCGCACGGAGAAGCGCACCGCAACCAAGGAGAGCCGCAAGGCGGAGAGGGACGTTCTCTACAAAAAGTTGAACGAGGAGTTGATGGGGCAGTTGAGCGCGAACCCCATGCTCAACCCCAAACTCTACGAACTATTCGGCAAACTGGCAGTCAGCCACATCGAAGACGGTTTGACGACAATCGAGCAGATCGTAGACGAAATCCACTCTAACCTGCAAGAGCGGGGGATCAGCAAGCGGGAGATTCGGGATTATATTTCTCAGTACGGACGGCAAGCGGCTGAGCGTACTAAAGATGAGGTACAGACTCAACTACGCGAAGCGATGAAGCAGGGAAAACTCATTTCCGCTATCGAGGATGCGGAAGCTGGAGAGCAACCGGCGAAGGGCAAAGCCCCAGGCAAGCCGTCTGAGCGCGTCAAGGAACTGCGCAAGCAACTCCAGCAAGCGATGAAAGATACTGACCTGTTGGAGCAGCGCGAGAAGGCAGACCCGCAGGAAACTGCACTCAAGACATACAAGACACGCATCACGAAGAGGATTGCAGACCTTCAAAAGCAACTTGATGCAGGGGACTTCGCAAAGCCGACTCGCGGCCAGACGATACTTGACACTCAGGCGCAGGACTTGAAAGCGCAGGCGGAGAAGCTCAAGGGGCAGGTAGATGACGCGATTGCAAAACAAAAGTTCGCCGCGAAATCTCCAGTAGAAAAAGGCGCTTACTACTTTCAGAAGTGGCGGAGGGCGGTATTGCTGTCGAGTGTCAACACGCTAGGCAAACTGACTACCGCTGCCATGATGCGCTTTGGCACAACGCCCATTGAAGAGCTTATCGGCGGCGTGCTGTCCAAGATGCCCGGTCTGTCTGACATTGCAGAGAAAGCCCCGCGTGAGGGCGGAGGACTCAACTTATCGGCAGAAGCTAAGGCATTCGGGCAATTCTTCGAGAAAGCCACTTATCAGGACATCAAAGAAGCGGTCAAGACAGGCAAGACTTCGCTCGATTACCTCTACGGGAAAAAGGGAACACTGCCCCCGGAGGCGTTGGACTTTTTCGGCCATCTGCACGGCGCTCTGAAGGTGTTGCCGAAACGGGCCGAGTTCTTCCGTTCGCTGGAGAAGCGGGCGCAATGGGCACTCGATAACCATCTCGACATCAACGACCCCAAGGTACAGGCAACAATGGCCGCGGATGCGTATATCGACGCAAACCGGGCTATCTTCATGCAGGAGAACTTCATCAACACTGGGTTTCGGATGCTGATGGGTTACTTCCGTTCGCAGGGGTTGAGCGGCAAATCTACCGAGTTCATGATTAAAACCGTTCTGCCGATTGTCAAGGTTCCAACCAACATCGTTGCTGAGACAGGAACTTTTGCAGCAGGAACGGTGACGGGTAGCATTGACGCCTTGCGCGTGTTGGTTTCTAAAGACGGCCTCAAGAATCTGACCGGGCATGAAGCCGACAATATCATGCGCTCTCTGAAAAAAGGCAGCATCGGTCTGGCAGTGCTGGCAATGGGGTACTACGCCGGGGCTTCAACTGGATTCATCCAATCGACAGGATTCTATCAGCCGGGAGATGAAAAGAAGGAAAAGAAGGCTGAAACACTCACTATCGGCGGTGTAGATGTTCCCCTCTGGATTCAACACACCCCCGTTGGGCTGGTATTCGAGATGGGCGCTACGATGCGGCGGGTCAACGACGCCTACACGATGAAGGGCAAGAGCGGAGGGTATGTTGCTGGTGCATCGGCGGCGGCGCTTGGAACGGCCAAGAAAGTACCGTTCCTCGAAGAAGCAACGCGGTTGGGAGAGGCTACGCGAACGGCTGATTCCGCTGGCCTGTTTCTTGACGATCTGATTGAGAGCCTGATTGTTCCGCCAGATGTGCGCCGGGTTGCTCAGATGCAAGACCCGCAGAATAAGCAGCGCAAACCAACGAACCTTGAGCAGACCATCGAAAAGAGCGTGCCTGGGATGCAGGAGAATGTACCGACAAAGAGCAAGGGAAGGAAATTCTCAATTCGCGGGGGCTACCGATGAGTGAGTATTCTACGAGAAGTTGCGCGGTCATCGATAACGGGCTTTTCTCTGAGCTTTCCCGGACGCTGGCAGATTCTTTCGGAAAAGTGTATTACGCATCGAATTGGGTGTCCGGTTTCCCCTTTAGCGCCAACCTTGAGGTTGGCGAGGGCGATGAAAAGATAGAACGCATCGACGATCTGCATCAAGTCATTGACGACTGCGATCTGTTCATCTTTCCAGACATCTATCAGGGGCCGGTACAGGCACATCTGAAATCCATCGGCAAGCGGGTATGGGGATCGTTCGACGGCGACGATCTGGAAATCTACCGCAAGGATGCGAAGGAGTACTTTGCCGAGCTTGGCATCTCGCAGGGTCCATACGAAGCTATCAAGAGCATGACGGCAGTGCGGAAGTACATCAAGGCTCACGACAATGAGAAGTTGTGGATCAAGGGAAACAAGGCGCGGGGCGACTTCGAGAGCTTTGCGGTGGAGGGCTACGACCTCGGCAAGAGCAAACTGGACGACATTGAAGCGCGGCTCGGCCCGGTAGCCGAGTCTATGACGTACATTGTCGAGCCGAATCTGAAAGACACGCTAGACTTGGCAATCGACACGTTCTGCATCGACGGCAAGTATCCGGAGACGGCTGTTTTGGGAACCGAAGAGAAAGGAGAGTGCTACGTCGGCGCGGTCAGACCGTGGGCCAAGATGCCACCCAAGCTGCTCGACATTTACGACCGTCTGGCCCCCACTCTCAAGAGCTACGGATACCGGAATTGCCTGTCTCTGGAGTCGCGTGCAGATAAGAGTCACATCTACCTGCAAGACCCGTGCTGCCGTTTTGGATCGCCCCCCGCTGAGGTGCAGTTGAACTGGATTACGAATCTTGCTGACATTATCTGGAACGGTTCTGATGGGAAGATGGTAGAGCCGGAGTATGCAGGCAAGTTCGGGGTGCAGTTGAACATCCATTCCGACTGGGCTGATAGTCACCCGCTCATGGTAGACTTTCCCCATGAGCACCGCTCGCAGATCAAGTTCCGGTACAACAGTGAGTTTGATGGAAAGACGTGGATTCTACCGCAGGGAGCAGGGCCGAGAATCGCGGCAGTTGTGGCTTGTGGAGATTCGATGGAGGCTTGCATGGAAGAGTGCAAGGAGATCAGCGGATCGCTCAAGGGAACCCAGGTTGAGGCATTTACGCGGTCGTTCCCAATTATCACTGAGAAGATCGAGCAACTGAAAGGATCCGGATTATGGTAAACAGAATCGTTCTGATGTGCGCTTTGCTGCTGTCTCCGGTCGTGGCCTTTGCTACAGTAACGGGAACTGCAACATCGGCCACGTTCACCTGCACGAACTCAACTGGACCGTATCCTTTCAGTTTTCCAGTGTCTTCTGCCACCGCGCTTACTGTCACACAAAATGGGATCGTGCTTGCGCCTGGCAACTATACCATTTCTCCAGTCAATAACTCCTACGACAACGGCGGCTCTGTGACGCTGAACACCGCCTGTCCTTCCGGGCAGACGCTTGTTCTGCAAAGGGTTACGCCGGTCACGCAGTTGACGCAATTCACGCCGTATATGCCTGCACTTTACGCAGACATTGAGGACGGATTAGATCAGCTAACAGAGATCGACCAAGAGCTATATGCAGATTACACGACAATCAAACCAGCGTGCGGTACTGTCCCTATCGGCATCCCCTGTGGCGGCACAGGTGCAACCACGGCAGCCGGAGCGAACCTTGCCATCACCGGCGTAACGCAGACGGGAACGCTGGGCACGTCGTCGCAGGTGAGTGCGTTCCCAGGCACGGTCCAGGGCGCGACCATCACAGACGGCACGGCGTCCCTTCATGCTGGCTCCCTAACCGGCGCGGTCAACGGAACATTCTCCGGCACCGTCGCGGCTGGCGCTGCGACACCAACGACTATAGGATCGAACGGTGTTTTGTTAAATGGGGTTCCTGCTCTCCAGGCGCAGACATCACTCTATAACTACTACTCTGGTGGAGCGGGAAACCTGACTGGCACCGGCAACAGCAACACCGCGAATGGGTATCAGGCGCTCTTCTTCAACACCACCGGCAGCAACAACACCGCGAATGGGTTTCAGGCGCTCTACGACAACACCACCGGCTCCGACAACACCGCGAATGGGTACGCGGCGCTCTTCTACAACACCACCGGCAACTACAACTCCGCGCAGGGGTACCAAGCCCTCTTCTTCAACACCACCGGCAGCTACAACTCCGCGCAGGGGGGCTATGCCCTCAACTCCAACACGACCGGCAACTACA